AAGATGGAATATATTTTAGCTGCTTTATTATCGATACCTAATATCTTTGGGTATGAATACGTTGGGTACCATGAATGTAAACAAGTAGGTTTTATTGAGACTGAACAAGTCACAGTATACCCTGCAAGTGTAGAGATGCATGACTACACTAACAACTACATCTTATTTAAAGGTCTTAATCAAGACGGTACTGTATCTGAAATAGCATGTGTTAAGGAGTCTAAATAATGTCAGATAAACTATATGATTGGTCTTACTCAGAGCAAGTTACCTTAGAAGGATTTATTAAAAAGGTAGCTCCACTGGTTAATGATCCTGTTCAAAGTTTAATGGAGATGGATGGGGATATGTATCTCTCAGACTACAGAGATTTACAAGAAGCGTCTAATCGATTGGTTAATTTGTTAAGGCAGTTAGAGAAAGAGAATGAGTGACTCTAAAGACTTAATGATCAAGTACTGTAAAGTATACTCAGCGTGGGTAGACACTCTACAACCGGGGTCTAACTTACCTACCTCTAAGCAGAGAGAGGAATGGCACAGGGCTACCAAGGCTATCTATGACTATAGTGAGGTCCCTTATCCTGACTGGTTAAAGAAGGAGTTCGAAAGACTAAGTGATTAACAATTCCATTTCTTCCGTGACCAGTAGTTAGCACTAAGCTTATCCTTAGTTCCTTTAATACCACCTGATCTGGCACAGTAACTCTTCTTACGCGCTGGCTGATCCTTTTTAATAGACATGTTAGGATCACCAAAACGTACAAGCCTTACATCATCACCTTGTTTGGCAAGGACAGCAAACTTCTTATTCTTTTTAGGGGTGCGTATAGGTTTATTATAGCCAGAAAACTTATGCCCACCTTTTTCATACTTACCTTTCTCAGCCATGTTACTTCCTCAGTCCTTGTACAACATCAACAATCTTCTTCATACCAAACGATGCAGCCACTACTACAGAGAGGAGTAGCCAGTATTCATCAGGAACATCTGTCTTTAGTACAACAAAGGCTTCCTTGAATCTGGCTACCATCTCTGGCATGTCTAAGATAACAGCAACGAACATGGCAACAAAGGGGCTGGTGAGTATGATAGTAAGATACTCATCCTTCCAAGAGTTGTTACTGTTCTCTGCCTGTATAGTATCCCAGTCAGCTTCACTCTTTATCTGTGTGATCTTACGTTCATGTACAGCTTGCTTCTCTTCAGCTTTGTTACTAAGGTAAGTCTTGCCTATACCGAAGATGCCTGATATAATTGGACCTAGTAATGGTATCATAAGGAGTCTCCTATGTCTTATATTCAAATAGTTTACGCTATCTTTAACTGGGCTGAAGAAGGTTTGTATGTTATGGCTGCTTGGTTAGGCACTACCTACGAAGAATTAAACATACTTATCTTCCTTATTCTGCACCCTCTGTACTCTTTAACATTGACTTTAATCGTTCTGAGGAGGTACCTTCAAGATAAATCCTAGACTTAGTTGGATTCTCTGGCTCAGGTTGTAGGACGTAACCAAGGACACGTACCTTAGTATACAGACCCATATCCTTTGCATTAAATAAATCAGTAATCATACCAAAGAAACCTTTATCCTGCTGGGTCTTCTTATACTTAACACCTAACTTACCTTCGTTAAAGTCGTAGGTATCCTCAATATATACCTTACCTTTTTCATCTTCTTTAATAGTTCCTGCCCCTATCGTCATAGCCATGTTAGCTACAGGGTCTTTCATAACAGCAAACATCTTATCCATAGCTGAAACGTTATCTTGATCTGTTCGTGCAAGGTTTTTACCTATCAAGTCTTTCCAATCATGTTCAGTAAAACTTGTACGACCCTGTCCTTTAATGTGTTGTGTCATCTGAACGAGGGCATCAACATCCCCTTCAGATACTGTTATGTTATTATTCTCAACGTTACTAAAAGAGGTACCAAGAAACTTATTAGAGAAACCTTTACCAAGACTCTCTGCAAACGAAGTCAATGCAGTCGGTGCTACATTGAACTTTAAAGCTGCATCTACTATAGACTCTTGTTCAACAGGGGTTTTGACTTGAAGTTTTTCAGTAACACCACCAAGTTGTCCTGTTGGTTGTGATTGGGGGATAACATCAGCCATAGTCCCTGCCTGTGCAGAACTGATTGGATTAATAGCATCAAGTATCTGACTCATAATGCTATCCCCCTTGTCTATATTTCCTTGGGCAAACAACGTTGCTTCCGAAGCCCTCCGTCTTACAAGACCACGACTCACATCACCATTGATCTTAACAAACCCTACCTCAGGTGAGAAAGCCTCATGCATGAAGTCTTCGATGTTCCCTGCTTCAAGGTGCTTCTTAGCTTTACTCCTTGCCCATGATCCTGAGCCTACGTTGTAGATAAGGGAGGTCAGTGCCTGTACTTTACCGTCATCCTCACTCATGTTGGCCTTAGCAAGTGACGCAAGAGCCACCCTCTTAGCTGAACCAGCATCCTGATCAAGAATAGCTTTACTCTGTTCATCTGTCAGACCATCACGGTAGTTAAATTGTTTATCACCGACTTGGATGATACCTGTCTCAGCCTCTTCAGCTGTTAACTTATGTCCATAGGCAATAGTGTCTGTCCCACCCTCAAGGGAGGTATGAGAGAACCACTTATCATTACGCTTTCCAGCACCTACGGAGTTCTCCCACTCCTTAAGCTTTTCCACGTTTGTTTCTCCTAAGTCTTTATCGTCTTGTTGTACACCAAGTAGCAGGTCAAGGTCAAGACCATCTACATACTTCTTAACGTCATTCTCTTCCATATTAGCAGGTACTTCCACACCGAAGTCACCATGTATAGGATGTCCTTGGATATTAACAACTTCAAGTTCTTCTTGACTCATATTATTTACTTGTTCCATCGTAATAACCTCTCGTTGGCAGTCTTAACACGAGGGAAAGCCTTACTAACTGTCTCAGACTGTGCTGTACCGAACTCACTACCTTCCTGTAGCTTTTCACGGTTATTCTGTAATTCAAGTTGAGTACCCGCTATCAGTTCCTTAAAGGTAGCAGGGATACCTGCCTGTGCCTGTTGAGTTGTAAGCTGCTTAGGCATTTTCAAGTCTCCACTGAACTCGTAACCTGCCTGAGTCTGTAGCTGTGCAAAGAAAGCATCACCTAGCTCCTTTTCACTTAATCCTTTCAAGTTAGGATCATACTGAGCATGGATAACGTAAGCCTCACGCGCTAGGTTTAACTGCTCAACAGCCTGTTCAGCTGCAATCTCCACTGCTTCAGGCTCAGATGAACCATACCCAGTCTTTCTGTTAACGGCACGGGTACGTTCTATAAAACCTCCAATCTCTCTTGAATGAGTTAATCGCCCTGTGTCTGCGTTGTACTGGATATTAGCCCTTGATAAAGGATCAGCTGCTTCAGCCTTCAAGTTCTTGATAGCATCGAAACCTGTCTTGAGAAGCCCTCCTGAGGTAACACCAGTTACTGCATTACGATCAAAGCTTTGCAACTCACTAAGACGTTTAGCATGTTCAGGGGAGGCTAAGGTCTCAAGAGTTGTACGTTTAGCTTGGTGAGTAGCTAATACAGACAAACCAAAACCTAAGTTAGCTGTTAAGTTACCATACCCTTCAGCATCCCCCAATGTGAGTGGACCTGAAGTGCTCTGTAATTCACGTACTTTACCCTGAGCCAGTCCAATAGCTTGAACACGTTCCTTAGGTTCAGAGAGGTTAGCAATAGCATCTTTATTGTTAATAGTGTCTATCATTTTAGTAAGTTGAGCGACAGGGTCACCCCCTACATGAGCAAGACCATTATTAAGATACTCTGTGATACCTTCCTTTAATTGTGGTAAAATATTCATCGCTTGGTCAGTGGCTAATAGACCTATAGCACGTTCAGCACCGGGAATAGCTGTGAACCTCGATAAAAGCTTAGCACTTTGCATGAAGTCTAAGCCTAAGTTCTTTTGAAAAGCATTATGTACAGTCATGTAGTTGGAAACAGCACTTGAATCTTTAAGATTACTGAACCCTGAGATGATATTCTTAGATTCTGTTTGGTAAGACTCAAGGATACTCTTAGTAACATCACTGTGTGTACCGTTCTGTACCATCATGTCATTCAAGCGGCGTTCAGCTGTACTTACCTGTTGCGATAAAAGGGATACAGTGGTTTGGTACTCTTTAAATAACTCAGGTGTTAACTCACCTACATTCTCAATCTTCTTACGAAACTCTGATAAAGAACCTTGAAGAGACTCTGAGAATACAGTATCAAAGTACATACTTCCGAACCTTGTACCTAGTTCTTTCTGGTTTGTAATCTCATCCTCTGTCATACCTTTAGCAGAAGCAAGTTGTGCTACATCAGCAGCTAATTTAATCTTAGTCTGTTCAGCTGCAAAGCCACTTCTGTAAGCTTCTTCATCAGACATGTTCTTATCAGGACTACGTGCACGTCCTTCAGCCACATACCCAGCGTACCTTGCGTTCTCTTGCTGTCGTTGAGCAGCTATGGTCGAACCCCCAAAAGCTTGAGTAACAGATTGGAACAACTCTGGGTCCTGTTTTAATAGATTAAGTTCTGCCTGTTTCCACTTAGTTGATATCTCCAGTAAGGAAGCAGAGTCAGTCGTCTGTTCCCTTGCTTCCTGTAACTTAGTGAAAGGCTCTATCGCACCTTCAAGACGTTGGTCCTGCATCCATTGTTTTGCCATAGGAGCTAGGTCAGACACTAATTGAGATACCCCTTGGAGAGCTAGGCTTGTATTAGACCCACCACGGTAACCTCCACCACCACTTGATCTCCCAGTGCTACCAGAGGGTGCTGCTACTTCAGTTAAGGTATTTTGAAAACCAGCCATGTTTTAATCCTCTAATATTTGTAATTGCTGTAAAGACTCTAGTTGTTCTGGAATCTTTATGTCTCTACTAAACCTGTCAGTCCATGTTTGAACTAAGGTACGGTGCGTAGGTGTTTTATACATCTGATTAAGGACTGCAAGGTTATCTCTACGATCTCCACCACTTTGTAGAATAACAATAGACCTATTAATTTCTTCATACTTTTTAATATCGTCATTCTGCAAAGCTAACATCCTTTCGTTATGTAAACGTTTCAGAGTAACAGTCTGATCTTTAATAAACTGGCGTCGACCTTCTTGGAGGTTCTTCATAATCAACCCGTTACTCATCTCAGAGGGGCGAAGACCAAGCAACAGTCCTATAGATTGCATAAAATCTACGTCACTGATCTTCCCTGATGAACGAGAAGAAATCATAGAGCCTGTGTTTAATGCCCAGATCATTTGACTGGTACGGTTCCACGTCTGGACGTTCTCTCTTGCAAACTGGTTTATAGCATCCAGCCCGATGTTCGTAATATCACCCAGTGTGGCGTGATCCGACACCAAAGCTTTTGTTATTAACATGACAGCAGATACACCATCTTCTGCAAAGTCCCATGTAATCGACGGACCAGCACCAACAATCGTTTCAATAAAGCTGGTTTGATTAAAGTCAGTACCTTGTAGTTTATTTACAAAGTCAGTGACAAAGATACCAATAGCGCCACGGTTAGACTGAGTGCTATCAATACCTAACCCATGTGCAATGAAAGCATCCGAGACGCCTCCTAAAGCTAACCTGAATATTTCTTTATTCTCTTCAGGGTCTAACCCAAGACCACGTAACATCTCAAACATAGGCTCCTGAGCAAACGGTACAGCTGCTGAACCATATAGAGCTAAGTGCGCTCCCATTAAAAACTTCTTCTGGTCCTTCCACAAAGTTGACCCTCCCATTGCTTCAGGGAGTATGTTTTCAATCATCCTTAAAGGGTATGAAATAAACTGCATAGGGAGTGCAGCCACACCTTTCTGCCAACCGGCCTGACTCATTTGTGTCATTGAGTTAGAGTACTTGTCAGTAAGTAACATCAACTGTTCTTTACCTTCAATACCTTTAAGCTGTTCAACACTCTTAGTTTTACGTAGTTCATTCCATGATTTAGAGAATGCAATAGAACGGTTGAACTTCTCTGCATTGTTAAAGATAAAACGACCTTTCTCTCTAACCCAGTTAAAGGCACCTGTAGCAGTACGAGGTGTATCGAAGCTTAGATGAGCATTGTCAAGCATTGCTACCTCACCACCTACCTTAAGTACACCTGTTTCATTAGCTACGTTAATCATCTCTTGAGCTTCTTTAGGGTTGGTAAAGAACTTCTTAGAGATAAAAGAGTGTACGTCTTTATGTGGTGAGAAGGAAGCTAACATGATGTGGAACCCTTCCTGATACAGACGAGGAGCATTGATAGGGTCCATTGCAGCAATAACAGCAGCTTGGTTAATCTGTAGGATAATCTGGTCAGGGTTAAAGAGACCCAGCTTACTATCAAACGCTACAGTACGCATGAACGTCAGAGGATCACGACTATACAGGGCATCCATGCCAAACTTAGCAGCTTTAGGAAACTTAACACCCGCTGTCTCCATCATCTTACGTACAGCAGTTTGGTAAAGCTGCCCATAATCACTGTTCTGTGATAACTGATTACGAATAGCCTGTGCAGACTGTAAAGCTTTGTTACGAAGGGCAGGGGGAATCTCTTTAAAGTCATCAGCAGACAACCCACCTAGTAAACGTTGCTCCCTTGATAAGCCGGGACGATCCTTCATAAACTTACCATAAGAAGTAGTCCACTGGTTAAGGGCAGTTGCTCTGTAGTCTGCGATACTCGCCCTCCCAACAGTTTGTTGAATAACCTTTGCCATTGTTAAGTCAGGATCAATGATGTCAGCGATCTCTCCTTGTACACTTTGGATACGTGGTCCTTTACGGGAGTAGATCAAAGAGCCTTGGTTATCAAGGAAGTCTGACATGTTGGAGGTGTCAGAGCTTCTCAAATCTAAATCAACATCAGGATCAAAGTTCTTAATTCTGATACTTTCATTCTTAAAGGCTACTTGTACGGGATGAGAAGGGTCAAGTTTACCAGCTTGGATCAACTCATCAATCTCTTCAATACCTCTTTCAAACCCTAAGTGACGTATAAGTTTATCATCACCGTCTGCTTTACGGACAGCTAAGCGCACAGCTTCGTTAACATCATCAGCAATCTTCTGAGCTTCTTGTAGAGTTTTACCACCGCCTACTGTCTTATGATTATAAACTGCCTTTTTACCTGATACAGTCTTAACAACAGGACTATGTACAAAGTAGTTGAAGTCGTACTCTCTGTTCCAGCCATCTGTTCGTTTCATTAAACGGAGTGGTAAGTTCCCTAAGGTTACATTACCTTTCTTAGCTAAGATGTGGGTAGCTCCTTCATACGGACGATCAAGTTGAAACAACTCATGTGTTCTATCTACACTTAGTTTCTTCTTCAGAGTATCTGCACCGTACCCGATGTCATCTCCATGCTTTACCTTCCCTGTGTCTGTGTCAAAGAAGGTAGCTGTACGTGTGTTATCAATGCTTTCGACCTGACGGATAGGACCAAGCTCATCAAAGGGAACTTCTTCACCATCTACAACTAACTTACCTTTACGATAACCTTTTGTATGCTTCTCTGTAAAGATAGAGTAGTCTTGCATATCTGCTGAAAAGGTACGTAGGCGTTTCCAAGACTCATAGGATAAGACTTGACGATCAGTAGGGTTACGTCCCTTGTACCTTTTCTGGAAAGAAACAATAAAGTCTTTCATATCCATTTGTTTATTACGAAGATCATCCATCTTCATCATCTCAATTACTTCAGCCTTCTCCTTAGAAGGTAAGTTAATAGCATCCTTAATGACAGGGGACAGCTGGCTAATGATATTAGATCGTTTGAACTGAGATGCCATAGCCTTACCACCCATCCACTCAGGAAGTATGCTGGTTGAACTACGTAAGATACCACCAATTAGGCCACCATACCCGTTAGCTAGGTTCTCGTCAACTACGAATGTCTGATCAAGGTCTCTCTTCCCTTTAATAAAGTAACCAGATGTGGAAGGATCAGGAATTGCTTCGTAATCAGCAGCATCTTTACCAAACCGCTTAGTGATACCGACTTGTGCAGAGAACTCATCAGCAAACGCACGACCTTGTTTAGTTCCAATAAGAAACTCAATCTGATCTACACCCCGTTCAGTATCACGGATTAGATTAAAGTCAGTTACGAAAGAGTTACCAAACTCTTCTCTTACTTCTTCTTGGGTTTCCTTAAAGATATCTTCAAGACGTTCTTCTGTGATCCTACGCCCTTTGGTCAACTCTTCCTTCAGTTTCTCAGCAACAACGTCATGTGCTGCAAGCCGTTCAAGGATAGGTTGCGTGGGCTTAGGGGCATTAAAGTGTTTATCCTTTTGACTGACACCTGTAGGCATGATACTCTCAACTGCATCTTCCTTACGTGCTTCTTTCAGTACTTGTTTAGCATCACCAGCGTCAATAAGAGTTCTTTCTGTCATCTCTTCAGCAAGGTCTGAGCCACCGTACTCCATTAACGCTTCTGCCTTAGACGCACGTCGTATCTTTAACAACATACTGCCTAATGAGGTTAAAGGTACCTCTAGTAATTCAATACGGTTCCATACATCAGCTTCTCCTAACTCTGCATCACCAGCACCTACCAGAAGGTTAGTTATTTCTTCAACAGCTGCCTCGTTTGTACCTACAAGACCAGAAGAAGCTTCTATAACATTAACAAAGTCTTCAAACCACTCGTCATACTCTTCTGCTGTAGAGTTTTCAAAGGTATTTCTGATATTATTAACAAACTCTGAAGGATCATCTGAAATAATACTAGAAATTAGATCAATAGTACCTCCGATAAGCCCTTTCTCTTCCCCACTTTGGGCATTCTGGATATTCAACAACATGTGTTGACGTTTACCAGTTGCAAGGTTACTAATAAACTCGCTTACTGAGGTAAGGAAACCTTGATCATCTTTATCTTTACCTTTTTCAGCTAAGAAGTTACGGAGTTTATTGTACCTACGAGACTGTTCATAGTAACGTTCTAGTGCATGTCCTTCTTCCTTAGTATCAAGGATGGCCTCGTACAGTAGAGGGTAGTTAGGGTTAATAGCAGCTCTCTCAATCATAGTATTGTAGAATGTATCTTCGATAATCTGGTTCTTAGAGGTACGTATATCATTATCAACGTATGAAGATAACACAGAAGCTAAGTCGCTGATGTCTTCACCGTTTTCTAAACCACGAACAGCTGTATCTTGTACAGCTTCTCTAACATATAAAGCTTCCTCAGCTTGGTACTGTTGTTTAACAGACTCTAAGTTACCTTGCCTGATCATTTGATTAGTAGTAATGTACGCCTGAGTAACTGCATCTAAGTTATCAGCACGGATACCTTGGATAGCAGCTATCTTAGAGGATACAGTATCAATATAAGAGTCAGGTAGGTCAATACTAGGTTTGAAGATGGCATCCTCTACTTCCATAGTGGACTGGTCTGTTTCCCCTAGTTCCCCTGCAACGTCAAAAGTATCAACCATTATTCGTAAGTCCCCTGACCAAACACCTGTCCGTCAATACCACCCCCTGTACTCGAAGCCCCTCCTTTTCCTAAACTATCAATCCAACGTGAACCTCCCTTAGAACCTGCGAATGTACTTGCTGTACCTAACAGGCTACCGAAGGCCATTAGGTTTGAACCAGCAGTAATAGGTTGACTAGCAATGTCCTGTGCTTGACCAAAGGCAGATCGAATACCTGCATTAAGTTCAGTTACACGGTTAGTGAATGCATTGTTAAAGTTCAACTGACCTTGTAGGTTAGCTGAGACACCCGGCACAGTACTTCCCTGTGCTCCTATAGCCCCTCCAGCCCCTTGTAGTGCTGCTCTGTTAACAGCCTGTCCCCTAAACCTACGTGCCTCAGCAGCAGACCTACGTCTCTGCCTTGCTGCCTGTATATCTTCACGCTTCTTTTGTAAGGCTTCAGCACGTTGTCGGGCAGCAGAGGCTTCTCTGGCACGTCTAGACGCTGCCTTTGCAGCCTTCTTCTGTCCCATATAACTGACAGCTGTGGATGCTACTGCTAAACCGATTGCTACGAAAGTGGATACTGCTGCCATTTTATACCTTCTTTACATATGTACGTTCTTGTTCTGTATATCCTAGACGTTCATAGACTTTTTGTACTGACTGGTCCTTTAAGTTAGACCTTAGACATACATAGACTTGTGAAGCACCTAGACGTATCCCTTCCTGTTCAAACCTCTTAAAGAGTTTTATACTCTGCATCGACTTCCTATAAGCCTTCGATACAAACCATAGTAACTCTGAAAGAATAACTACCTCTGGGTTAAAGGTATGTTGAGCAACAACACCCCCTATCACACCTACTACTTTATCTTCCTTGGTCAGAACAATACAAACACCATCAACATGGGGGATGTACGTAGTATAGAGGAGGCGCATATGTTCTTTATTAAACATCTCAGATATATCAGTCTCAGTAGTAAACTCTTCAGCCATAAGAAGAAGCTCTTCGATGTCATCCAAGGTAGCGTCTCTTATACTAAAACCCGTCTTGGATACTGACTGTGTTGTTCCATCCGAGGAGGTTGAAGTCTTTACCGTCTTCGGATTCAAATCTGTACTGCAATGCTTTTCCTCTGCCACGTACCTTCTCCCGTGCTATAATTACCGTCTGTCCCGGTTTCTCATCTGTTAGTATACCACTATCGAAGAGTCTTTTCAAGGAGTATATCTGTCTACGTATTGACCACTTACCAGCTTCAGACGAATCTGTCCAGTCCCACTTAGCCCTGACAAAGCAGGACGATGGGTTAACTAAGGCTCCTCCAGCTGTTGCTGTCTCACTCTTCTGGAAGAAGAAGGTGGTATACACAGATTGTTTATCTTTCTCAATGTCACCGAATAGTTCGTACCCAGTCTCTAGGTAGCTGTCGTATGTAATCCCTGTCCCGTCCTTTGTCTCCCAGTCAACGAAGTCACCGTTGTTAAAGGTAGCAAAGGTGTAGTTAAATGCTCCTGCACCATCAGGTACCATTACAAACCACTTAAGGAATGTGTTAGAACCAGCTATGGTGTTAACATCAACAACTACATCACCGCCCGATGCGATAAGAGTATCACCAGCAGCATCAGCCACCCGTTCAGTGCGGCTTGAGGCGTTGACACTTTGAGTGTTAAAGAAGTTAATAATGAATGGGCTTTCATTCGCAAGGTCGCTAATCTTCCAAGGATAGAAGGCACCAATAGAGAAGTCAAATATAAGTGCTGCATTGTACCGCCATTTGTATTCATCATTAGATGGTGCTACGGTATTGTAGAACCAATAGACACGCTTAGTTGCAGGGTCATAGACACTACGTGTGTAGGTCTTTGACAAAGCAGGTATCTGTTCTTGATAGAATGTCTCAATAGTATTCTGTGACATAGACTGTGCTTTCAACATACCACTGACTTGATCAGAACCGAGTGTGTAGATACCTGTATCAGACCACCAGAAAGGAGCACCCTCTACATCAATAACTGAACCACTGCTGGTACAGCCAACAGGGGTAACCTTCTTTACTTGGAAGTCAGTGGCTTTGAAGCCATCCTGTGATGCACCTGAAATCTGCCATACACCATTAGATGCGAAGATAACAAGACTGTCACTGATGACAAGAGAGCCTCTGATTGTACCAATCTCAGGGATAACAATAACACCACCATCATTCTCAATCAACTCACTGAGGTCTTCAGTAGTAGGGTCAGACTCTTGATGACATAGACCAGCCTTATCAGTCTCTGTCAGTACCTGAGAGAAGTAGACATGTCCGTTAATGTTAGATGACTCAATACCAAAGTACCATACTCTTCCAGCATAGAAGTCAATGAACTCTGGACGGTTGTCCTCATTAACAACTGGGATACCTGCTACACCTGAGACGGCACTACGGTCCTGATAGAAAGGATTAAGTTTAAAGTGTCCTCTGGGTGCCTTAGTGTTACCTGACTCAAACTTAGATAGGAGGTCTGAGGTAAAAGTATCATCAGCATTCTTAGCTACCCACCACTGCTTAGAGTTAGGAGGGTACTTAGACTTGTCTGTGAAGTATGTAGTTGTTGGATCAGCAATACCTTCACCGGGACTTGACCACCCTTGGTTCTTAAGGTTATAGTTATGGGAAGTAGACAGTGTTGCTGGTTCTTCATCGTTAGTTAACGCAGGGGATTCATCAAGTCCTTCAAAGTCTCTGATCTGAATATTGATCTGGGTCTCAGTAATAGAGTCCCCTGTAGGGTTATACTCGACACTGAATGGTTCAATCTTCTGTGATGAAATGAATACAAGACCTTTACCTGCTGTCACAGAGATAGGGACTGCACCGATATCAGTGGCCCCTGATGCTGTGTATGTGGCTAGGTTAGTTGTAAAAGACTTCTTACCACTGCTTAGAGGCTCTGTACTTAGGTCGTAGTAGTGGAGCACAGTATCAATCTGAATGATAAGGAAGTTTCTGGCACCGTTACCTGCTACTGAGGTCCACACATGTGTACCCAAAGCTTTGTCACGTACTGTTGCCAGTGTCTGTGATGCAACAGATAGAGAGTAACCATTCTCAAAGTCAACACCAAGACGTCTACGCCTGTTACCCTGTCTGAACAGGATACAGTTAAGCTCATCGAAGCTGGCGTTCTCAGGGAATGTGAGAGGACCAGCTTCTGTGATAAGACCAGCTACGAAGCTGCTATATGGTTTGACACCAGTTGCCATTATGCTTTAGACTTAACCTCTGTTGCAGGTTTATTCTCTTTCAAACGCATATCAGGTTTATCAAGTTCAGACATGTAGTTAGTCCATGCTTCTTTAAGGAACTTGTTTGATGTGAAGTTACCAACCAATGAAGTAGGTAAGTTGCCACCACCTTCTTGTTTAAAGATCATAAAGTGGTTAACAGGACTCTTTTCGATATTATACTTAACACCTTTGGGTGTGACATAAGGGGTCATTATGTTTACTTCCTTCCGTAGTTAGGGTATGTTACATTGTTAGCTGAGTTAAATCGATGACGATTGTTCTGTTGTCTTACGATGTGGCTACGTGATGCAGCACTGGCAGCTTGGTTGTTCTGTTGCTTTAGTGTTGCAAAGCAGATAGCCTTAGAAGTTGATAGTAGTAATGGGAATAGGTCCACATCCATATCAGGATACGTACCGTCTGCAATAGCAAAGGTTGGTTCTACTTTACCGTACCCTTCAGTCTTTGACTTCTGTAGGGTTGCGTCGATAGTAGAATCAAAGGCATCACATACAACATAGTCATCATCAAACGAAGTCCAGTACGTTGGGTTAACATCATTACGTACCAGAAGACTTACACCACTTGTACTTGCCACTGTTGTGACAGAGCTAGTAGTACTGTCTCTACTGTTTAGTATATCAAGAAAGTTCTGTGGAGTCAAGTACTTTATTAGTGCATAGTTAATTTTAGTATCTGTGACACTGGTCCTACTATCATACTTAAGCCAGTCTAACTGTGTAACAGTGGCAGGGTACTGTAGATGCGTAGGTTTAGCAGAGTCTGCTAGTCCTTCGAACTGAAACAACTCTCGATGCTCAGGGATACTACGGTTAGCTATGAGGTCATAGTAAGTGGTACGGATAATAGTGGCTACTTGCATAGCCTCTGTCGTATCAGCAATACCGTTAACCTCATCACTGTCCATGTCAGACAGGATGTTCTGTGTCATTTCAAGGAGGGTTTGTTTAGGCATTATTTAAATACTCCTTCAAGGATTACCCAAGCTGCTGCACATGTTATAATTAAACCAGTTAACCACTTAATAACTTTGAAGAAGGCTGAAGCTTGTCCAAGAATCTTCTGCTCTTGACTGACTGCCTTTAAACCTTCTTCTAACTTAGTTACTTTATCTTTAAGTTGGACGATATCAACAGTGTTTGTAGGAACCTGTGAGAGTTTCTCACTGATGGCTGAGATATTAGCAGCTAAAGTACTTATAGTACCATGCATTTCAAATATCTTCTCATCGATATCTCTACGTGTACCTATCTTATCGTCTAAACTTTTGGTCATTTCTTCTTAGTCATCTTTACAGGCTTGCCTGATTTCTTACTAGCTTTTGCTGCCGCTGCTTTACCTTTAGCACCGTATCCGTAACTCTTATTACCAACTTTAGGCATTTTGTTTCTCCTTAATTTAGGGTTAATTATTAAATATTAGCTCCTGCTCTATTCATCCAGATGATAGCACCTGAAATCACCGCTGCCGCAATGACGGCTATCAGCTTACCAGCTTCTACTATGCATCTGATGATCTTATCGTGAAATGCTTCGTCTTCTAGCGCTTGTGCCGCCGCTGCTTCTCTAGCTTTCTTACGCTTTGCCTTACGTTCTTCAAGCAGCTTATCTCTTGTCTGTATAATCTCATCCCACGTACCTTCGCCGAACTTATTGTCAATACGAATACCAAGGTTGAGGATATCACGGTCGATCTTCTTCTGCTCAAGAACCATAGCAGCAACGGCACCAACACTTAGTTCATCTTCTTCGTCTTCACCTGTCTTCTTACTAAAGAACTTGTGCAGCTTTGACTTAGGCTTGGTTGTCTTCTCTTTCTTCTTAAGTTCTTTTGCAGCCGCGTCACGGTGGTGAAATAGTGCATCCAACCCAGAGCTGATACCTTGTACGTCATTTGCAGTATCGACCGCTGACTTCACAGCATCGACTGCACCTTTGACTAAGGCAAATGCTGCAAGGCTTTCAGCAATCATTGTTAGCTAGGCTCTGTAGGCCAAGTGATATTATCTACGTCAGACTGACTTGGTACGTCTCTCAGTGCTTGGCGATACGTTGTCCATGCGTCTGACATTGTAACGTCACTACTTGCCATCCAGTCAGATTCAGAAATTAGAGTGTCACGTTGTGCTCTGATGCTTGCCCACTTACCTGCAAGCGTATCAGCAATCTCGGATGCTGTCATCGCACGTTTGGCCTGCGTTGCTGTAACAGCGTCGGCAGTGATTTCTACCACCTCACCGTCAATGACTTCATCAGAGCCGAGTGTTACCGAAACTTCAACAAGTGGGAGCCAGCCAAGTGTTTTCAAATATGCAGTGTCACCTGCTGCCTTGTTTAGTCCTGACACATTGCGCCAGTTTTGTGGGAGTGAACCGCGATAGGTTACACTGCTATTTTCAACGAATGCAAACATTTGCTTTGTCTCCATAATTTATCAAAGGGGTAATACGGGTGAGTTTCACATAGGTGGTAACTTAGTGGCGTGAGTGGTGCGAACAAAGGAACATGGCTTTCCCAGACCTTATTGATTGAATGGTTCTCAGATACCGTAGGCCAGCCCTTTGCCATCCCAGAGAACGCACCCCAGTATTTATTGATG